GCAATCTAGGGCTTCGTACGCACAGACTGTCGATGCCGATTCCTTATTCGGTAACGAAAGAAACGAGAAAACAGAAGTCTTCGACAAAACCGAAGATACAGCACAATTGTACCCGCTAGATGCCGGGATGGAAAAAATTTTCAAGTCTACTATTGGTTTGATTGTTCCTGTGGAATGGTTTTTGATTAATATCAATACTCCAAGACCTTTTGTTTCTAAATTGTTTAACCTTTCTTCCGTGATGAGATATGGAAAGAAGTGTGATAATAATTTAGAAACTAGAGCTCTTTATGTTCCAGAAAGTCAATGTGTTGTTCATGCTCCGACTCCAATTTTGCTTTATAATAATATAAAGTTATCACAATTTTCTGCTCCCTTTTTGAAAGCAGTTATGGATCAATTTTCTGTCGATCCATTTAAGACACATGCACCTGGGTTTATTTGTAATGGTGAAAAATATCCATTCTTCCCTAATGACACAATCTCATTATCACTTGTTGGTAAAACTTTACATAAAAGTCTATCAATTTATGATGATGATCGCAAGCCGGTTTGTGCCATTCCCATTTATTCAATTGGTGGTGAGTGTTGTGTTTGTGAAAATAAAGTTGAGGATTGTGATTGTGAATTGAGTCCCAAACACTACTCATTGCAAGAAATTGATTACACTAAATTCTATGAAGCAAGAGACCTACATTTTCTCCATTTTTATTCACTTCTTTTTCGTGGTTATGCATTATATCATAATGAACTACCTTATTCAACCACTAGAATTATTAACCAAATTGATGGTGAAGGAGGTGAAAGAATCATAGAATTTGCAAGTTTTTCCCATCCCAAAGCTTTTAAGGGTTATCGTGATGTGATTAAAGAACACGCCTTGGGAATACAACTTGTCCAGCTAGGTGACGAACAACTTGATGCCTATCTTAAAGAGAATGAGTCGAAAAGTGTCTCTAACATTCTCGTTTCGTCAGTGTTGTCCGGTTTTATGACTGGAATAATTGAAACCCTAGCTGAAGGTCTTAAAAGTTTGGATGTTAAAATACCTTTTTTTAGAAAAGCTGTAGATGCCGTAGTCACGGTTGTGAAAAGTGCGTCAGTTAAGATTGCAAAAAATCCTGATGCGGTTGCTGCAATAGCAGCCTTTTCCTTATTAGTAGTAAATACTAATAATCTTTATGCAAGCGCAAAAAGATATTACCAATTAAATCCTAACACAAAAGAGGCCGAAATAGCTACAGTCTTTCCAACTGAAGGCTTCTTGGGAATGTTATCTCAACATCCAGTCCCCGAAATCTTTGCAGCACTTTTCTTAAGAGCTACCCTTGACAAGATTTTATCAAAGGAATCAACCACTCACGCCAAACAATTTAGTATTTTGACTGTATTAAATTATGTTGTGAAGTATGCTTCTACCTTTGTTCTTGTCGCCTCCTCATATTTGGTTGCAATTAATGTTGCAGCGTACTCATCAGTACGTAGACCAACTAGAGCTTTTGACCCTATGGTTTCTGTTAGTGATAACAGAAAGCGCATTGATGAAAAGTTGGTGCGTAGAGCTTTGAGAAAGGATCTTAAGGTTGAGCTCCATGCAAAAGGTGACTCAAAACGAATGAGAAATCGCACAGTTTCATCTCTTATGAAACATCACGTTGATAAAAAACCAGGTAAAATTTGGTACGTGTACGACCCCAATGGGGAAAAAGGCGATAATTTCTTGTTTGCCACCCAGTACTTTGACGCTAATGGTAATTTGAAAGATGGTTATCATTATGAATTTGACGCTCAGAGAGATTCATATCGTTGGTATCATGGAACTGATTTTATCGGATATGATTGGGATATAGGTGGTGATAATGTTCGTGAGTACCGAGAATGGTGGGTAGAGAATCATGAACTTGAAGAGGAAGATAAATTCCTTGATCGTGAGGAGCGACGCCGTGATTATGAGCAGGATTATATTGCTCAAGTGAATGAGGACCGTTCATATTTTGAATATGATTCTAAACCACAAACTCGTGCTAAGAAAAATCCTCAACGTAAGCAAGACGTTAGACGAACCGTTGCACTTCATAATGCTCAATCTGTTAATGCAGAGAGTCATCGTGCAACAAAGGGAAAGCCTAAAAAGCTAAACGATAGAGCTCAAAAGAAGCAAGCCATGTGGAGAGCATATAAGGCTCAAAAGAAAAGAACCACTTTTACTGAATTTAAACGTTCGGTTGATTGTTTTCGTAAAGATGGCAAAATCGTTATTCAGGAAAAGAAAGCACTTGTACAACCCAAGTCTAAAGTTTCACCTGTTGAACAACACTCCAAGAAACAACCTCCAGTTGTTAAGAAGTATCAAAAGCTTGGAGAAGTGAAGTTCGTAAAACCTTCCCTTATTCATAAACCTACTATGTGTGAATTAGGAACCGCTTGCAAGAAAAATGATTGCAATTTTTTACATGTTGAAAAACATGGTAAAGTGCCATTGTCTATGGCACTGAAGATTCCAAAGGTTTATGATACTACCAACGCCTATTGTGGCTCTGCTCTTCCGCTTGATCAGGATGATAAAGGATGTTTGCATGTTGCTATGCCAGCCCATTTTAAGGATGTTGCCTCTATTAAATATAAAGGTACTTCATATCCTGTCGTCTTTCAAAAGAAGATACCTTCATCCAAAATTGAAAATCGTTTGGATGATTGGGCGGTGTTTTCAACAAAAGCTCCTATCAAAGAGAAATTTGTGAGGTTTCAACTCAATATACCAATGACCGGTGGCTTTTCTGCCACATGGATATCACCTCATGATGTGCAATCCACTCAATGCACTTATGACAGTAATTGGCATGTTCTCACATCCCCAGCAGATTCACAACACACAGATTGCGGTGCTTACATAATTGATCATCAGAACTATATTGTAGGCATGAATATCGGACGAGAAACTGTTGATATTTCACCTCGTTCCGTGGCAATCCCTGTAGTTCATGAGCTATTGAACTATTGTGTGTCAAAAAACTAAAGTGTTTACCACTATACCCCAGCCCTCCAATGTACTATATTTCCAAACCTGAGGAGTTTAAGACCGGTAATGTTTCTTATGTCTGTTCAATTATGAATAAAAAGACTTCAAAGAAATCTCAATATTATCGCGAGACTTTCTCAGGTGAAATTACACATCATTCTCAGCTCGGCACTGGCTATGATTTGGCTAAATTAGGAAGTTATAAGGAAGTTATGGATAGATTGCGAAAATATGATAGGGAATATCCTCCCTTGACACAAGTAGCAGTTGATAAAACATTCGAACACTTCTTTAGATACATTGGAAGATGCTCTATCCTTGATAGAGTTGATGCCTTTGGAATGCTCAACAAAGATGCATCGGTTGGTTTTGGTGGTAAATCTATGGGCATAATCGACCGCAAAGATCCTAGCCTTTTTGATTATTTAGAACAGTATCTTGAACTTGCTTCTTTTTGTATAATCAACGGTTCTCAGAAAGATGAGATTCGAGTCATAGACAAAACTCCGAGACTTTATACTAGCTATCCAGTTGAACACACATTTCTGGCTACTATGCTTTTATATCACTTTTGTCAACAGTTTTATGCTAACTCCTTTATCAAAAAAGGGGTTAGTTCGGCTGTTAGTGACTCACCCCAGAAGGGGGCGTTTAAGGTTTATTTGGATCAATTGACGATGCGTAAATATTTATACGCAACTGATACTTCAGCTCAAGATTCGTCAATTAGCCCTGTTTTCATCTCTCAAGTTTATAAACGTATTGCAAACAATATGGAACTGGATGAAACAACTACGCTTTGGCTAAATAGGATTGAATTTAATTCAATTAATAAACTCATTTCTATAAATGGGAATTGCTATTTAGTTTCTGGAGGTCTAGGCTCTGGAGATTACCTAACTTTGGTAATTAACATTTTATGGCGTATGTACATGGTGCTTGAGAACTATAAGTATGATTTGGATAAGTTTTTTGAACATAACACTGTTGTAATTAATGGTGATGACCTTGCAATGTCATCTGATTATGTTCTCGACTTGTCTTCTCGTCATGCTCAAATTGAATGGAAAGGATCTCCAATTTCTGTAAAGGAATTAGATTTCTGTTCAATGAGATTCTCACCTTATATTCATCATGATGAAGACAAGTGTCGTGCTGTGTTGACTAAACGTAAGAAAAAGCAATTTGTTGGAATGGATTCCATGGAAATGCAACGTTTAGGAGGGATGCTGCAACTTTGCGTATCCCCGGGATTTCACCAAGAAGTCCTTGAGCGAATGAAATCCTTGGCTTCAAAAAATTCTGAAATGGAGAAGCTATACTGGCAACTTTGGGTTTCATGGGACGAGGTTTTCTATAATTATAATCAAACTGATTATAATGCAAATTTAATTAACTGTTAAATTATGCTGAAAGTGGGTGGACTTAAATATATAGCCCATTTTTAAAAAGCATTATGCAAAAGTCCAAGAAAACTAACCAACGAACTCGTCCTAAAGGTGCTTCTAAAACTCAGGCTCAGCTGAAACAAAGACTTCTTAAGGAGTTGCAAGCTGAGTCGAGAAAACGCTCAAAAAGACAACAGCAAGCTTTGTCTTACCGTCCTAAACGCCAATCTAAGTATCAAAATCTTTCTGGCGTTAAGGGTACTCGTCAAAACCAAGGTTTCGGCAATAAGAAAAGAATTATTGTTAAAGAGTCTGAGTACATCGGGGAAGTTACTGTCTCGAATGAACCCAACTTCCAAAATATTTACACGTTACCGTGTAATCCAGGCCAATCTTCAACTTTTCCATGGCTTTATACTATTGCCAAGAATTACGAGAAATATCGTTTTCTTGAACTTTGTTTCTTTTACAAACCAGAAGTCACAGAGTATACTGCAAATGTTAATACAGGTAAAGTCATTATGTCCGCAGACTACGATGCATCGGATGCAGCTCCTGCGAACAAGCAACAAATGGAAGATGTTGATCCCCATGCTGATGGGATGCCCTATCAATCTATTATGCTGACTCTTGATCCTAAACAGATGTTTAAAATGTCTGATGCAAGATATGTTAGAATAGGTGGGCTACCTGGTTCAACTGACATTAAAACTTACGATTGTGCGAATTTCTTTTTGGCTGTTCAAGGTCAATCTGCTAATAGCTTAATTGGTGAGTTACATGTCCGTTATACTGTAGAACTTAGTGTTCCAGTTATTGAGGATCAAGCTTTAGCGCCAGTTAATAACCAAGTGACTTGTCTTTTTGACAACACTGCGTCATTAACTACTGCAACCAATTATCAACCTCTTCTTGCTGCGGCAGCAAGTACTACTGTTGTTAATACTAATGGTTGTGGAGTTGTTAACACAGCTGGTTCAATTGTTCCTCCTGCTGGCAATTATCTTTTGTCAGTAAAAACTGTCATCGCTGCTTCCGGTAATAATGTTACCGAAGCTCAAATGTTGACACAAAAGAATGGTAATATTCAAATGAAGGGTGCTTTTTTCCAGCAGACTAATGGCGTTAACTATGTGACATTGAATGATTCTTTCTTTATATCATGCAATGGCACTGATGCTATTACTCTTGCTATTCAAGCAACTTTCTCTACTGGTACTACCACTGCTAGTACCACTTTCACATTGTCAACAATCTGAAAGCATTCTTTTTAGCGGTAAAATGTTAGCATTGTTAACTCAATGACATTTCCTTAGCACTATTAATTTAGTGGGGTTCGTCTTAACTATAAAATGTTTTACATTTCCTTAGCACTATTTATTTAGTGAGGTTAGTTTTTAAATCCAAAGATCCTTCTTTGGTCCAGTTTGGTATTTTTACACCGTAGAAATATTCTGCTCGGTGTTTTCC